ATTGATCGGACTCATTGCTGCTTCTTGGTTTAACTGGTTATGAGTACCAAGCGAGGAGACCCTCGAGGGACAAGAGCTTACAAGGCTAGGCGCTTAGAGGTATTGCAACGCGATCAATGGACTTGCTTCTATTGTCAAATGCCTGCAACTACAGTCGATCATGTGATTCCCATAAAGTCCGGGGGCGATCCAATCGCATACGATAACCTGGTCAGTTGTTGCACAAGGTGCAATAGCAGTAAGGGAAGCCGCTCTGAAGGCGTTTTTTTAGCACGGAAGGCCACCCCCCCTGTCTTTTCTGGCAATATCTACCCGATGCAGTCCGAAGTTCACCAGGACAGTCCGTTTATTGCCCGACCAGTCCCGATCGATGGTGACTAGTGGCAGCTCGTAAACAAGCGCTACGAGGGGCAACCAAGGCAAGGCTCCACAGTCCACTTCTCAAGGGCAAAACACGCTCAGATGAAATCGCTAAGATGGCTGAGGACTTAGGCACGCCCTTACTGCCGTGGCAGAAGTGGATGCTCGACGACATGATGCGAGTAGATTCTAAAGGCATGTACATTCGTAAAACAACCCTGCTATTAGTGGCACGCCAGAATGGTAAGAGCCATCTAGGGCGTATGCGTGTCATTTGGGGCTTGTTCTATGGTGGCGAGACAAAGCACCTGATCATGAGCTCTAACCGAGCGACTGCTCTTATGACCTTTCGTGAAATTGCTTGGATTATTGAGAACGCGCCTCACCTCAAGGCTGGCACTAAGGCAATCCGCTACGCCAACGGCGGCGAGCGCATCGAGCTGCTAAACGGGGCAACGCTTGACCTTGTCTCAGATACTCGTGACTCATCTCGTGGTCGCACCGCAGACTTTTTATGGATCGATGAAGTTCGAGAAATCAGCAAGGACGGATATACCGCAGCTATACCAACGACCAGAGCCCGTCCTAATTCCCAGACCCTTTTAACTAGCAATGCTGGTGACGCCTTTTCAGAGACGCTTAACACGCTAAGAGAGCGAGCCTTATCAGCACCTCCTAAGTCATTTGGGTTCTATGAATACTCAGCACCTCAATACTGCAAGATCACAGATCGAAACGCTTGGGCAATGAGCAACCCTGCTCTTGGTTACACAATTACGGAGGAATCACTTGAGGAAGCAGTGGCAACTAACAAAATTGAAGATATTAGAACTGAGCTTTTATGTCAATGGATCGATTCTCTGCAAAGTCCGTGGCCTCATGGCGTACTTGAAGCGACTTCCGATGCCACACTCCAGATTCCGATCGGCGGCTATACGGTCTTTGGCTTTGATGTTTCTCCGTCTCGTAGGAATGCAAGCCTCGTTGCTGGTCAGATTATGGGTGACGGAAGAATCGGCGTCGGGATTCTCCAGACATGGGAAAGCCAAGTCTCAGTAGATGATCTTAAGATCGCAGCCGACATTAAGGGTTGGGCTGATCAGTACCGACCTAAAATGATCTGTTACGACAAATACACGACTCAATCAATAAGCGAACGCTTGGCCAATGCTGGACAGATTACGCAAGACGTCTCAGGCCAGCAGTTCTATCAGGCGTGTTCGGATCTTCTCGATGGTCTGGTCAATGGTCGAGTAGTCCATAATGGCCAGGAAGAATTGATTAAGCAGATGAACAACTGCGCAGCTAAGACCAACGACTCATCTTGGCGTATTGTTAAACGCAAGAGCGCAGGCGATGTCTCTGCGCCGATCTCTTTGGCCATGGTTGTATCGATGTTAATGAAACCACAACAGGTAGCGGCTATTTACACAGAATAGACTACATGTAGTGTATAATTGCCATCTATGGGTATCCTTTCGCGCCTTACAGGTGCAGCGTCAAAGTCTGATATTGAAGCGCAGTATGCACCTCAAGTCCTAGGTGAGTATTCTCCCTATGCGATGCCGTTCCAATTTGCTTATGTCGGTCGCACAGAAGCAATGGGAGTACCGGCACTAGCTCGATGCCGTAATCTTCTCGCTGGCACAATCGGTACGATCCCATTAGAGCTTTACAAGAAATCGACTGGCGAAGAATTAGGTAAGCCACTTTGGTTAGAACAACCTTCGTACCATCAGCCACGTTCTGTCACCATTGCTTACACAGTTGATTCACTTCTATTTTACGGACAGGCATTCTGGCAGGTCGTTGAAACTTACCAGGAAGACGGCCGTCCATCTCGTTTTGAGTGGATCGCCAACAGTCGAGTAACTGCAACACTCGATCGCGATAACGTATTCGTGAAGTCTTACGCCATCGATGGTACGACAGTACCAATGGATGGTCTCGGATCACTTATCACGTTCCAATCATTAAGCGATGGCATTCTCAATACTGGAACATCGACTATTCGTGCAGCTCTTGACATTCAGAAGGCTTCAGTAGTTGCAGCAGCAACCCCAATGCCTACTGGATACCTTAAGAACACAGGCGCAGACCTGCCACCAGCAGAAGTCCAGGGACTCCTAGCAGCCTTCAAAAACGCTCGTCAAAATCGTTCTACGGCGTATCTCACCTCTACTCTCCAGTATGAGACAGTTGGATTTAGCCCTAAAGACATGATGTATAACGAGGCAATTCAGAATCTTGCTACTGAAATTGCTCGCCTTTGCAACGTTCCTCCTTACTACGTCTCAGCAGATCAGAACACAACGATGACTTATGCCAACGTAACTGATGAGCGTCGCCAATTCCTCACATTATCCTTGCAGCCATTTATTTCAGCCATTGAAGATCGTCTATCTATGGATGACATCACGGCTCGTGGCAATATCGTCAAGTTCGACATTGACAAGAATTATCTACGTACAGACCCACTTGTGGAGTTGTCAATTATCCGTGAACTCCTCGATCTTCAATTGATCACCCAGGAGCAAGCCATGGAGATGACAGACCTAACACCTAACGGAAGCGAAGGAATGATATGAGCGAGATGCTTACATTCTCGGCAGAACTTACTGCAGATAGCGCAGCGCGCACTATCTCTGGCAAGATCGTGCCATTTGACGGCGAGGTCGGTAACACGTCCGCCGGTGCAGTTGTCTTTGAGCGCGGAGCGATTAACATAGCTGATTCAAGCAAAGTGAAGCTCCTATTAGAGCATGATCCAAAGCAGCCAATCGGCCGCGCTCAATTCTTCAATGAAACAGAAGATGGCATTTATGCCTCTTTCAAGATTTCTAAATCATCCCGTGGCACAGATGCTCTCATCGAAGCCTCAGAAGAACTTCGTACTGGTCTTTCAGTCGGAGTTATGGTCAATGCAGCAAAGCCTAAGAATGGCGTGCTTTATGTATCGAGTGCTGACCTACTCGAAGTAAGTTTGGTTCAGGCAGCAGCCTTTAAGTCTGCCGCCGTAACCGATATCGCGGCATCTGAAGATGAAGCCGTCGAAGAAACCCTACCAACAGAAAGCGAGACAGCCACCGTGGAAGACACCACTTCAGCAGTCGAAGCAACACCTACAGTTGAGGCTGCCGCAGTTGAAGCTGCTCGCCCTGCTGTAACAGCAATGGCTTACACAAAGCCACGCATCGAAGTAACTGCAGCAAAGTATGCAGAGAACTCAATTCGCGCAGCACTTGGCGATGAGTCAGCTCGTCAGTACATCGCAGCAGCAGACAACACAACAGACAACGCTGGTCTTGTACCAACACGTCAATTGTCAGAAATCATCAACCCACTCGGAACAACAATCCGTCCATCAATCGAAGCAATCTCTCGTGGAGTACTTCCAGATGCTGGTATGACATTCGAGATTCCAAAGATCACAGCAATGCCAACAGTTGCAGAAACTGCAGAAGAAGCAGCATTCTCAGACACAGACCAGACATCATCATTCTTGTCAGTAACAGTCAAGAAGTATGCTGGACAGCAGACATTTTCAGTAGAATTGCTCGATCGTACATCTCCAGCATTCTTCGATGAGCTCGTCCGCAACATGGCAGCAGCTTATGCAAAGGCAACAGACGCAGCAGTACACGCAGCGCTTGTTTCAGGAGCAACAGCAGATGCAACAACAGTTGCAACATACCCAACTGCTTCAGAGCTTCTTGGAATCATCTCTCGCGGCGCAGCTTCTGTCTACGCAGCGACAGCAGGACTTCCAAATCCATTTGCTCGCAACCTTATCGCCAACACTTCACAATGGTCTAACCTCATGTCATTGAATGACTCAGGTCGCCCAATCTACAACGAAGTAACAAATCCAATGAATCAGCCAGGAGTTTCAACTCCTACAGCTCTTCGTGGACGTGTTGCCGGACTTGATCTATACGTAACAGCAAATGTTGCTGCATCATCTGATACAGATAAGGATGGATCACTTCTTATCGTAAACCCAGATGCGTACACATGGTACGAGTCACCAACATACCGCCTACGCGCAGAGTCAACTGCAGCAGGACAGGTAACAATCGGCTACTACGGCTACGGCGCAATTGCGACCAAGGTCGGAGCAGGCGCATTCAAGAACAACAAGGCGTAAGCCACCCCTAAGTCGCTGGCGGCGGAGTGCCCTTCTCCGCCGCCAGTCTTTAGAAAGGATTAGCATGGCACTCACAACAGTTGCAGAGCTTCGCACCGCTTTAGGCGTAGGCACTCTTTATACTGATGCCGTCTTGCAACAGGTCTGTGACGCCGCAGATAATGTCTTGCTACCTTTCGTTTGGAATAACACTAATTTCGCTGTGGGTCACTCTAATGTGGGAACCGTAGGCACCCTATACTTTGATTTCAACGTCCGAGAGACTTACTACGTTGGCCAGACAGTTGTCATCGAAGGCGCAGGCTCACACTTTAATGGCAGCAAGACAATTACTGGAGTAGGCAATCAGTCCTTTACAGTGACTACTACACATGTCACAGATACGCCTAAGCATCCTTTTAATCCTTACGCAAGCATTAAGGCTTCTACTTATCTTGATCCAGCGACAGTCCCGGCAATTCAAGAAGCCGCGCTGATGATCTCGATCGACATCTGGCAGAGCCGTCAGGCTCCATCTTCAGGCGGAGTCACTATTGATGGCTATCAGCCTTCTCCTTATCGCATGGGCAATACACTCCTAGCACGTGTTCGAGGATTACTTGCACCTTATCTTGATCCGAGATCGATGGTGGGCTAATGGCCGCCATATCAACACTACGCGCAGGAATCGCCGCAGCTCTCACCGATAACACAAAGTATTCAGTTTTCTCATTTCCACCTGCAACACCTATCGCCAATAGCGTCATAGTCGCACCTGCTGATCCGTATATCTCACCATCTAACGGATGGCATTCAACTATCTCACCTATGGCCAATTTCGTAATTTCCGTCATGGTTCCTTTGCTCGATAACGAAGGCAACCTTAACGGAATGGAAGATAACATCGTTCGGGTTTTTAACCTGCTCGCTGCATCTGCCTACACCTACAACGTGACAGAAGTATCGGCTCCAGCCGTACTCAATGCCGCGTCTGGTGATCTACTAACCTGTAATATCAATATCTCAGTCCTAACGAGTTGGAGCTAAAATGTCCGAGTGGGAAAAAGAGCAAGAAGCCTTCCTGATCA